TCCCCGATGTAAATTCCGATATGGCCGGACATCCACACCGCTTCACCCACGGCCATGTTGGCCCATCCGGTTGTGGAAACGTCCAGGCACCTGGTGATCATGGTGTCCGCCCCTATGTCCGGGACCCCGTTGCTGGCATAATTGGCTCCGCCGTAGGTCTTGGAGGTGTTCCCGCTCCACCCCCACAAAATGCCCTTGATCAGGCACACGCAGTCAAAGCCATATACGGGCGGGTTTTGGTTTCCCGCCGCCTTGATCATGGCCGTGCGGTCTGCCGCCCGGTTGTATGAATGGTTATTGCAGTAGCGGCTCACGTTGGAACCCGTCAGCGGTGCCCCGAAACAGCCCATAACGTACAGGGTTTTGAAGTTCTTGGCGATCTCCACCGCCTTTTCCACGAATACATTGGCTTTCATTTTACCCATTGTTTTGCGCCTCCTGTTCTTCTTTCCTCATGCGCTCCCGGTCCTCCTGTTCCCAGCGCCGGTCCCGCACCTTTTCCTTTGTGGTCTTGATCCATCCCATGACCCCGTTTTCAAAACCGCACACGCCGAACACGCAGGCGGTCAGGGTGGCAGGCTCGTTCCCGGTGTGCCAGAACACGGCCAGGTCCGCCGCCGTATAGGCCACCAGGATCACGCCCTCCAGGATCAGCACCTTGTCCATGGTCCCCATTTTCTTCTTTGCGGCGGTGGCCAGCCGTGCGGCCGCTGCGTGGTTTCCGCCGGCCAGCCTTGTGGCGGCCCAGCACAAGGAAAAGCCCAGCAGCGCCCCGCCGGCCATGGCGGCCGCCGCGATCAAAGGCATATTCATTCCTGCGCCCCCTTTTTTACAGAAAATCCGCCTTTGCCAGGCAATCCTCGTAAATATCCTTGATCCGCTGGGAGGTCAGCACGGTGGTGTTGTTCTCGAAATGCGGGTGGTCGTCGCAGTATCGTTCATAACTGGTAATGTCCCGCAGGATCTGGTCGAAATGCTCCTTTGTGTGGCGGACCCCGTGGATCGTTTCGTCCCCGAAGTGGAGGATCCGGGACCGGCAACTGATCGCGTCCCGCTCCTCCTGGGCCGCTTTCATGGCCTCCAGATCCCGCTCCAGTTGGTCCACCTTGGCGATCACCTCCCCATTGATGGCGCGGCCGATAGCCTTGGCGATGGCGGACCATGGATTTACCTTGATCGGTGCCACCTGGATCAGCGTCATGGCTACCAGTAGCACCCCGCCGCCGCCCAGCAGAATTTCCTCCAGGTTCAAGGTCCCACCCCCTCACCGACGGCCCTGGCGTACTGCCGCCGCACGGCCGCGATCTCCTCCTCGTGGGCCAGCGCCCCGAACTGGGCCAGTTCCATGGCCTGGGCCTGAATGATCACGTTCATGCGGTCAATGACGGCGCACAGGTCCGCGATCACTTTTGTGCTGTCCATGGCCGTCACCTCCTCGCGCCGATCAGATCCGCGATGTGCCGCAGGTCCTCCACCGGGGCCTCGAAAAAGGCATGGCCCCACAGGAAATGATCTTCATGGTCCTGCCTGCGGTACTTTTGGGCGGTTTCATCCTCCCACACCCGATCCCAGCGGGCTTGATGGTCTTTGTCCTGCTTTTCCAGTGTGGAGGTGATGGCCAGCGTCAGGGCGCCCCGCTCCCGCCCCTGGCCGTCGTCGTCCCGGGCGAAATACAGGTGGGCGTTTCGGCTGGTCACGGCGCACACGGCCGCGCCCTGGTGGATGATCAGGCCGTCCACAGCCTCCACCGCCGTGCCATAGGGGATATTGACGCGGCCGGAGATCCCCGCCTCTCTCATGCGCTTTTTAACGATGTAGCGGACCTTTTCCATGGCTTACTCCACCGCCTCCCATTGCCACAGGCCGGCCGTTCCCGGCGCCCATACGCAGGGCGTCATATTGGCCTTGCACAGGTACACGGTGGCGTTATAGGAGTAGTACAGGCCCTCGGTGCAGTCCATCCCGTACACCCACGGGATCGGGTCCTCCAGGGTGCCCGCGTGGGCCGTGTCAATGGGCCGGTACACCGCCAGCATACCCTCCCCGTGGGGCGGCTGGTGTTCCTGGGGGAGGACGCCGCCGGCCGCCACAACGCGGTACAGGGTCCCGCCGTCGTTGATGATGGCATTTTGCGCCACGTTCTGGCCTGCCGCCAGGACCTCCTCCCAGGTCTTGAACAGGTCCGGCATTTCCAGCGCCGTTTCGTCCGGCACGTCCGTGGCCGCCTGCACGTACAACTTGGCCGCCGCCGACAACTGGCCGGACAGTTTGGCGTTGTTGGCCGCGCTCTCTCCGGCCGCCTGGATCTCCGCGCCGGCGTCCGCCGCCTCCAGGATCACGCTCTCCGCCCCCTCCAGGGCCTCCCGGCCCAGGAGGTGGTACACGGTGCCGTTGTGGGTGATCCCCGTGGCCTCCGCCTCCCGGCACAGCACAAAGCACCCGTTTTCCGCCTGCCGCACGTAGGTGGGCGCCTCGGTCATTCCCAGGCTTGTCCCGTCTTTGATGATCTTGATCATGGTTCTGCACCTCCGTAAATTGCATGAAATATCCGGTTCAGCCGGAGGACCCGGCCGTGGTCGTTGTAGTTCTCGAAATAGGCGATCTGGCTGGTCAGCCACGCCCGCACCTGCTGGACGGTCATTTCCCCGGCGTCCACCTTGGCCTTGAACGCCCGCAGTTTCCGCCGCGCCCGTTTCATCCCGTCCCGGTTCCCGTGGGTGATCACTCTCCCGGTGGGTTTCAGTTGGAATTTTACCTTGCAGAACCGGAAGGGTTTGGACAGCGGCACGATCTTGGTTTTTCTCCGGCTCACGGTCAGCCCCATGGCCTCCATGCGCTCGGTCACGGCGTCCCGGAACGCCTCCGCCTGCTCCTTGGTTTCCGCGATCATGTGGTAGTCGTCCATATAGTGGGCCGGATCCTCCGCCCGCAGTTGGCAGGCGATCCAGTTGTCCACGGCGGACGGCAGGGACACCATTTCCATCTGCGACGGCTCCACGCCCAGGGGCATACCCACGCCGCCCGGCACAGCGGCCACCACCGTGTCCGCCACCGCCCGGATCTCCGGGTCCAGGATCAGGCGCCGGTGGCGCTCGTAGATTGCCGCATGGGGCGCGGAGGGAAAGAACTGCTTTAGGTCCATAAGGACCACGTAACCCTCCCGGCCGTGTTTTCTGAAATGCTCCCGCAGGATCCGTTTCAGTTCCTCATGGTGGAAGGACAGTCCCTTTCCCTTTTGGCTGGCGCCGTTCCGCCGGATCATGCCCGGCGTGTATAGCGGCTCCAGCACCTCCTTGGTCAGGGTTTTGTGGATCTGCCGGTCGTTGATGTGCGGGGCGTCTATGGGCCGGATTTTGCCCCGCTCCCGGAGAAGGAAATGGGCGCCCGGCTTTGGCCGCCACTTCCCGGATAAAACTTCCCGCCGCCTGCGGGCCGTGCCGGAAAACAGGTGCCGTTCAAAATTCTGCGTGGATTGTTTCCACCGGACATTGTTACAGCACTTCTTTCCCCATTTGAACATTTTTCGGAAACTGAACGCCTGGGCGATCCCGCCCAGGTCCTCGCTGCGTTTCCTTCGCCGCGCCTCCCGGGCGGCCTGTCGTCTATGGTATCGCGCCTCCCGGCGCTCCTCACTGGTCATATATTTTTTTCGCGCCTCCGTGCGGTTGTGGTGTAGGTGTGCGGCTAAACGCGTAGCCCCTTCACATGAAACGGGGTTAGCACAATAGGCCCGCCATGCAAGCAGCGTCCGTGAAGTGGCCACAGAGTGCGGTTTCGGGTTTTTGGCCCGGGCAGTATCTCTCCTTTCACAAAGGGTCCGGTTCGTTTCCTACTGCATTTGACCCGTTCCCCTCGCGGGGTTGTGAAATCCGGCGGCCACGGCCCAGGAATTGTTCGCGTTGTTGTTGTTGGCGTTGCCGTTGGTGTTGACAAGGCAGAAATTGTTCGTGTTCGTCGCATTGACGGACCGGCACCACGCATTGGCCGCCGTCAAAGCACCCGCCGCCCTGCCACTCGGCACGTTTTCAGAGATACACCCAAATGGCCAGTGATTTATTTTCTTTTCCGGTCGCTCTCCAGAACGGCCCGGATCAGTTCGTTTTCCCGGTCGATCTTTTCGCCCAGGCTCTGCGACATATCATCCAGTTTCTTGGTGGCCTCCGCCGGCGGTACACTTTTCCCGTCCGGCTTGGTAAAGCACCCCTGCGGGTTCAGCGCCAGGATGGTGTAACAGTGTCCCAGGCGCACGTCCAGGGCCATAAGCGCGGCCCTGGCCTCCAGCAGGTGGCCTTTCCGCAGGCCCAGGTTCGGCTCTCCCTTTGGAAAAATGCTGTTCGCCTTTTCCGTCTGGTCGATCACCTCCCCGGCCAGCGCCGCCACCGGCTCCGCCAGCAGGCGGGCGTACCTGGCGGAAAGCCGGGTCAAAAATGCCACGGTTTCCGTGTAAATCTCATTGGCCAGGTTCACATACTCCGCCTTGCTGGTGGATCGCTTGCTTTTCAGGACAGACATGGCCGCCCCTCCTCTCGGTGTGTGTTCGGCAGGATCCCGCCCACTTCCGTGGGCGGGATTTTCCCCGATTGCTCCGCCGGATTAGGCCGCAAAGCCGGCGGCCACGGCCCAGGAATAGTACGCGTCGCTGCTGTTGGCGTTGCCGTTGGTGTTGACACGGCAGAAACCGTTCGTGTTCGTCGCAATGACGGACCGGCACCACGCAAAGGCCGCCGTGCCGGTGGCGTTGTGCTTGTAATGCACCTTGCTGTTGCCCGCCTGATAATAGGCGTACTGCTGCTGGAAGTTCTGCTCCGCGCTGTTGGCATAGGTCCGGGCGCCGTGGTACTCGAACTCCGAAAGCAGGGGCAGGTAGTCCGTGGTGCTGGTCACGTAACTGGCCGTATTGTTGCCGCCGCCGGTGTTGTCCGAATACTTGGTGATCGGTTTCATAACGGCCCGGAGGTCCGCCGGCAGGGCCGCCAGCAGGGTGTTTGCCCGTGGGCTGGTGGGGCTTGCGTCGGATCCCAGGATCGTCTTTCTCATGTGGCAGTTGGCCCACCCGCCGCTGTTGCTGTTGTTCGGGTTCATGTTGAAATACCCGTTTCCGCTCTGGTAATTGCTATACTGGTTATCACAGAGGCCCACCTGGGTGCTGCCGATTTTGCCGATCTTGAAGTGGATCCGGTTGGAACCCTCCCGGCTGGCGTTGTGGTTGAACCCGATAATAAACACGTTGATCGCCAGGTTGGAAATGTTCGTATTTCCCACCTGTCCGTTGATCGTGATCTGCTTGGTGTCGCCTACGTCCCAGTAGTTTGCGCCCTGCCCGGCGTCCGAAACGGCCTTGATGGTGGCCCAGGAATTGCTGTTCAGGGTGTTGGAGATCGCGGTCACGGTGATGGCCTGGGTGTCCGTCTTGGTCACGCCGCCCTCCGCATAGGAAACGGTGATCGTGGTGTTGCCCGTGGCCAGGGCGCCGGTGGGGGAGTAGGTGTACCCCGTCACCGCCGCGCTGCTCCCGTCGTTGTAGTGGGCCGTCACCACCATGCCCGCCGGGTTGAAGGTTTCCCCGGAGAAATAGGCGGTTTTGTTGGGGGGCGTGGTGATCTCGATACTCTCCAGCACCTTGGCCACGGTGATGGCCTGGGTGGTCTGCTTGCTCACGCTCCCCTCCGTGTAGGAAACGGTGATCGTGGTGTCGTCCATGTCCAGGGCGCCGGTGGGGGAGTAGGTGTACCCCGTCACCGTCCGGCTGGTTTCGTCGGTGTAGTAGGCCGTCACCACCATGCCCGCCGGCTGGAAGGTTTCCCCGTACTTGTAGGCCGTCTTATTGGGCGGCGTGGTCACGGCGATATGGTCCAGGGTCCGCACCGCCACCGCCACCGTGGCGGTCTTGGTGACGCCCGCCCGGACGTATGTAATGGTCACGGATTGGGTGCCCGCCGCCATGGTTTCCGGGGAGAAGGTGCAGTCCTCGGTCACGTCTGCGGTGGTGTCGTCGGCAAAGGTGGCCGTTACCACCATGCCCTCCGGGTCGAACTCCTCCCCGATGAAATAGGTGGTCTTGTCCGGCTGTGCCGTCACGGCGATCCCGCTCGTGATCATCAGGTCCACCTCATACAGCAGGGCGCCGCTCACCTCCACCACCTCGGACACGCTCTCCCCGTCCAGGGTGGCGGTCACGGTCCAGTTTCCGACGTTTGGCAGTTCAAACTCCGTTGACCCGGTGCCCTCCAGGGTGGTCACGCCGTCCGAACAGGTCACGGAGGCCCCCGCGCAGGTGGTCACGTTGATGGCCGGGCTTTGCACTCCGATGGCCTCTTTCAGCGCCTGCAGGGTGGTCCGCTTGTGCTGGCCGGTCGCCACGTCATAGAAGGGGATCAGGTCCTGGGTGGTCATGGCCGCCGCCGCTGTCAGGGCGTTGGTGGGGGCCTGGTAGTCGGTGCCAGGCGTGGCCGCGCCCACGCTGTACGTGTCGCCCTCCTCGGTGGTGGTCTTGGTCCCTTTCAGGATCCCCTCCGCCTTGATCTGGTCCTGCTTGCCCTCCAGGGCGCCGCCGTGGGCGTCCGGGTCCTCGTTGTGGTCGTCGATCAGGTCCTGCAGGCTCTCCTCCAGGTCGGGTTTCAATGTCTGGTTGAAGTATTCCGCCACGTCCTCGGCGGTCATCCACGCCTCCGCCGGGTATGCCACGTCAACCTGGATCCCGGTGGTAACGGTGATGGAAACGGGATACCGGCGCACGTCCGGGGCGGCCCCGGCCACGTAGGCGCTCACGTACTGCTTGGCGTCGCCCAGGGAACCGTACCCGATCATGGTTTCCGCGCCGTTCCCCACCTTGCCGAAAATGCCAAATTCACCGATCCAGAACCCTTCCTGCAGGCCGCCGTTCAGGTCGGACCGATACTCCACGATCATGTTGACGTTGTTCCCGTCCACCGTCGGCTCGGTGCTGGTGGCCTCCGGCCCCGGGGTGATCAGGTTTGTCAACTTCCTGGCGGCCTCCGCGTTGTCTGCGGTGCCCTCGCCCACGACCGCCTTTGTGATGGTCAGGGTTTGGCCCGCCACCATGCTGGCCAGCAGGCTGTTTCCTGCCTCGGTGATTACAAATCCGTAAAACATGGGTTTTCCTCCTGTTTAGATTGCCGCCGGGATGGCGGTTTGTGTAATGGTGCCGAATGTTCCGCCCGCTCGGATCATGTCCTCCAGGTGGTAGTCCACCGCCGCCTCCGGCAGGGGCGTGGACGTGTAGCCCTTCCCCATGGTCCCCGTAAACGTCACCATATCCGGGTCCATGGCGGTGATCGTGATAATATCATCCAGCCACGACGAAAGGCGCTTGACGGAGGACAGGACCCGCCGGAACTCCTCCAGTTCCCCCGGCCCCACCTCTCCGCCGTCGCCTACGTAGGCGCGGAAGTGGTGGGGATCCCCGTCATACTCGTACCATTCCTCGATGTACCCGGTTTCAAAGATGGTTTCAATGATCCGGTTCACCGCCGCCGGCGTCCCCATCTGCGTGTAAAACAGGAGGGACCCCTGGATCAGCGCCCGTTTGGTTTTCAGGGAATAGTTTTCATCATAGGACGGGGTGCGAAGTTCTACGGCCATATAGTCCAGCAGCCACTCCGGCATGGTCGCTATGGCCGCGTAGGTCCTTGCCGCGTCGGAGTAGGCGCACAGTTTTTCGATCTGCCGTCCCACCGCGTAGGCGAAAGCCTGGGTTTCCACCTGGCTGGCCAGGTTTTCCGGCATAATGTCCGTGAACCGGCTCCCGGAAAGTTTAATCATCCTCCAGCCCTCCGTAACTGATCACGGCGTCCCCCTGGAGGGCGGACACCTTGGTGGCGTCCACGGCGGTGTATGTGGGGGCCGTCACGGTCACGCGCTTGGCGCCCGCGTCCATGATCATGCGGACCAGTTGGGAGGGGTTAATATCCCGCCCGATTGCCCTTTGCCATGTCTGATAGTCCGCCACGGCCTGGGCCACCGCCGCCTGGATGGTCACAGCTTTGGCGCTGTCGCTCCGGTTGATGTAATAGGTCAGGTTGATGGTGTACGTGACCTCTTGCGGCGCGGCCACCCGTACCAGGTCCGTCATGGGCCGGATCGTCTTGCCCTGCAGGTATCCCTCCAGGCCCTCGATCATTTCCTCCCCCGGGGTGCTGCCGTCCGCCATGATGAAAACAATGTCCACGGTCCCCGCCGCCTGGTTGCTGGTGGCCACCACGTCGCCTATGGCGGCGCTGTACGCCTTGGCGTGGTACAGGTATCCGTCCTCCGGTCCGGCCGTAGAATAGGCCCCAGGGGCCAGGAAAACCCGTTCCGCCAGGTCGTCGTCGCTCTCGATCTCCGCGCCGCCCTCGGTGGCTGTCGTGTTGGTCACGCTGGCCACGTAGGGGATCGGATCCACAATGGTGGCCAGTTCTCCGGCGGCGAACCCGTTTCCGTCCGTGCCCGCCACCGTGCAGGTGGCCGGCACGTCCACGGTGGTGGACCCCGCCGGGATCTCCGCATACACGTCCGTGGCGAAGTAGATGGCGCCGGCCGTAGAAACTCGGGTCCCCTGGGGGATCCCGGTGGCCGTGTCCCGCTCCGCCGAAAGGGTAAAGCGCAGGGTGGTGGTGGCCGGCGTGGCCGGGTTCCGGGTCACGCCCTTAAAAATGGCCAGGTTGTCCAGAAAATCCGAATAGGAGTATTTCAGGATACTTTGCTTTCCCTGTCGGTCAATGTACTGCATGGCCTGGTAGATCTGCGCCGCCGCCGCGTAAAGTTCCATACGGTGGACGCTGGACCGCTCCAGGGTCACGGTCTGGCCGGTGGCCTCGGAAATAAAACTTTCATAGTCCGCCACCATTTCCTGCCGCACCTGGTCAATGTCCTTGTTGTCGATGAAAGAAATGTCCGGCAGGCTCTTGATCGCGTTCATTTCGTCAGGCACTTGTGATCACCACCTTTGCAATTAAATTCGCTTGTCCTCCGCTGCTCCATTTGACTTCCTGGACCCGTACCGTGGGGATAAACTTGGCCACCTTCTCCGTGACCTCCGCCGTGTATAGGCTTTTGGCCACCTCCGGCGGCATATCCACAAAGTCCATGTTCAGGCCGAACTCCCGATCCAGGGGCATGGTGCCCTCCCGCGTGGACAGGAGCAGGGCCAGTTGCCGGTCCAGTTCTGCCATGTAGTCGCCGGCGAAGGTGTATTCCAGTTTGAAGTCGTAAACGCCGGTTTCGTTCATGTGTACTCCTCCAGGTTGATGGTCACGGAGGCCCTGGCCAGTTCGCCCCGGTTATACACCACGCCCCAGGTTTCGCTCGATCCGGTCAGGCGGAAGGGGTTGTTTCCCACCGGCCTGTTGCCGATCACCAGGGTTTCCGCCGTGCCGCTCTCCACCATGTTCTCGATGGCCTCCAGCACGTCCCGGGGGCGGACCCCCAGGGTGGCGGAAATGGTGATCGTCAGGCTGGCCGTCTGCAGGCCGGCGCCCAAAAACTCCGGCTTTGGCTTGACCCCCTGGGGTTCGTGGTTGGCCCACCGGCTCGTGATCTCCCGGGTCATTTCCGAAAACGTAAAAACCCGGTCGTCGCTCACCTCAAAAACGATCTTTCTTCCCAGTGTTCCGATGGCCATGGTTTACCCTCCGATCCGCACGGTGGCGCTGCCTCCGGTGATGGTCCCGCTCCCGCTATGGGGGGCCAGGGCGTCGCCGGTGCGGGCCGCCGCTTTTCCGTTGATCCGCACGGTTCCGCTGCCTGCCGCCACCGCGCCCTGGCTGGATCCACAGCACCCGTCCCGCTCGGTGGTGATACTTCCCACCGTCGCGGCCGCCAGGCCGTTCACCCGCACGTCCCCGGAACAGGCCCCGGAGATCTCCCCGGTGAATGGTTCGGGGGAGTGTGGGGGCACGTGCCCCGAATGTTCCCCGGCGGTGGTCCCGTCCACCGCGTCCGTCAGTCTTGCCGCGTTTGGCATGGTTCCCGCCTCCTTTTAATTCAGGTCGATGGTGGCGCCGTTGATGGTGATGGCCCCGCCGGCCTCGATGTTGATGGCACCGGTGCATTTGATGGTCAGGGTGCTGCCGTCGTACCGGATCATGGCGTCCCCGGGGTTCTGCCCCAGGTCCTTCCGGTACAGTGTGGCCCCGCCCTCCGGCGGCACGTTCTTCTCGCTCCACGGCCGGCCCAGGACCACGCCGGCCTCCGTCCCGTTGGACAGGTGGACCACAAGGACCTGGGACCCCACCGGGGGCATTTTGTACTCATGGGAGAGAAGGGGGATCAGGCGCGTCACGTCGTCGTCCTTTTCGTGGTACACCACCCGGGCCATGCCCTTGGCGTAGTCGATGGACGATATTTTCCCCAGGCGAATTTCTCCCTTCATTGGCTCCTCCTTACTCGGTCAGGGCGTTGGCGGCATTGATCAGCAGCCGATCCAGCCACGCCAGGGCGCTGTGCTTGCTGGCCCAGTAGTCCGGGGAGTTGATCACGCCGGTGCGGGTCAGCACGTCCAGGGCGTCGTCCACGGTGGTGATACTGCTACCGCCCAGGTTGGTCTTGATCCGGGTGGCCATGTTCAGGATCAGGCCGTCCAGGTTGGCCACGTCCTTGTAATGCTGCACCCAGTATTCCGGGCTGTCCATGACGCCCACCGCCGCCAGGCGCTCCGTGGCGTCCTTGATCACTTCCTCGGTCATGGCCTCCACCAGGGACAGTTCCATTTCCATGGTGTATCCTCCGCCCACCGTGTGGGTGATACTGTCGATAAAATACTTGCCGGAGAGGCGGCCGATCCCCACCACGGTGACGCACTGGCTGGCCACCAGGTCCGGCCGCCCCATGATGGTCAGGGACAGGGTGGTGGCGCCGTGGTTGGCGTTGGCCACCGCCGCCGTGATCTTGCGCTCCGCGTCGGCCTTGTTGTCGGCCTTGCCGGATTGTTTCAGGATCCGGGTTCCCGTCCCCACCGTGACCTTGATCTCCTCCTCGGTATTCGGGTCCGTGTAGGTGTATTCCCCGCCGGTATAGGTCCCGTCAAGGGTGGTATTCCAGGAACCGCTTTCGATCTCGCTTTCCCGGATGGTGCCCGCCACGTCCCGCTCCTTGTACTGCTCCCGGTCGTACACCACGATTTTTTGGGCGTACACCTTCATGGAAAGGCCGTATTCCTCGCACAGGCTCATATAAAACTCGCAGTCCGTTTGCTCGGATTGCTCCACGCTTTCGACGGTAATGGGTTCCCCCTCCACGTCCCAGGTCAGGGTAATGCCCGCCCTGGCCGCGATCTCGTTTCCTATGGCCTGCAGGGTGGCCTTTTCCCAGGTCTTGGTCCGCTGCGTCGCCCGGAAAGCGCTATCCGCCGGCACCGACACGGCCGAAATGGTCCCGGTCATGGGCCACCACGAAAAACTGTAATTGTCCAGGATGAAAAATCCGCAGTCCAGTGTCCGGTTGTCGCCCTCCCGCTCCCAGTCGTACACCTTAATGGCGGCCGTCAGGGTGTCCCCGGTTTTCGGCATCCACGCCGTGGTCCATTGGCGGTCCCGGTCGTTCATGCTGATCTCCAGGCTGTCCGCCTCGCCGCTGGCCGCGTCCGTATAGGTCACGGTGGCCTTGTAGCCCACCATTTTGCTGGTGACGGCCGCGCCGTTCCAGGTCAGATCCGTTTCCGCTCTCCGTGTCCTCATGCGGTGGTCCTCCAGATCGGCGCGTTGGCCAGGTCGTCGTCCTCCGGCAGGTCCGGCGTTTGGAGGACCACCCCCGCGTCAAACACGAAGGTGTCCAGGTGCGGGAAGTTGGCCTGCATGAGAAAGCCGGTATATTTCACGTCGCCGTACACCCGGAACGCGATGGCGTCCCAGGCGTCGCCCTGTTTCGTCGTATAGGTCTTTTCCATGGCGCCCTCCTTACCCCATCGCAGGCTCCGGCTTGAATTTCTTCCGGCGCTCCTCCGCTTTCAGGCGCTTATACAGGCGCTTGAACTCCTCGAAGGAGATCCGGGTGGCCTCCTCCACCTCCTCGCGGTCCGCTTTGCCGTAGAAGTTCAGCACGGGGGAGAATACGATGGTTTCCCCGTCGCCGCCCTCCTGGCCGTCTGTGCCGCCGGTCGGTTTCGGTTTCTTGGTGTATTCGTCCAGCAGGGCCGCCAGTTTGGACAGTGGCATGACGGCCTCCGGTTCCCCGCCCTCGCCGATCTCCGCCAGGGTGGGGGAGGTGGCCACGCCGCCCTCCGCCAGTTGCGGGATCGTGGGGATATTAAAGCCCAGGGTTTTGCCGCCCACGCCCGGCACCCAGTCCGGGATCGTCACGGAAATGCTGTTGATCTTTGAAATAACCCAGTTAATGGCAGAAATAACCCCGTTGATCGGCGCCTTGGCCAGGTTCACGATCATGCCGAACAAATTTCCGAAGATGTTTACAATGTTCTGCCAGGCCGCGCTCCAGTTGCCGGAAAATACGTTGCTGATAAAGTCGATGATATTTTGAAAAATCGCTTTCACGTTATCCACCGCCGCCTGGATACTCTCCCACCATCCCTGCAGGTACGCGCCCAGCATGGGGAATTTTTGGCCGATGGCCGCGATGGCATTTCCCACCATGTTGGAAAAGTTGGTCCAGATCTGGTTCACGGTGTTGCCGAAATTCACCAGCCACGCCTTTACGGTGTCCCAGTTCTTATACAGCAGGGCGATGGCCCCCGCCACCGCGATGATGATACCCAGCGGCCCCGTCAGGATGGATCCGAACCGCTGAAATGCTGCGGTGACTTGCGCGATTTTCCCGGAGGATTGCAAGAGGGCCATAAAGGTCTTGGCGGTCTTAAATGCGTTCATGGCCGTGGTCACGGCGCCGATGGCCGGCCCCAGCACCCGCAGGGCCGCCGCCACGGCCAGCACCGTCCCCTTATGCTCCCACAGGAAGGACAGGAACGGCTTGGCCTTTTCGTATGCCTTGCCCGCCCAGTCTGCAAAGTCGCGGATCCCGTCCACCAGGACCGGCAGGCCGTCCGAAATGGCCCCGCCAGCCCAGTCGGCAAAGTCCCCGGCGATCTCTGCGATCACTGGGGACACCTCCTCCATGGCCTCCGTGATCTCCGGCATACTGTCCATAAGGGATTGATACACGGCGTCCGCCGCCGGCAGCAGGGCCACCTCCATCTGGCGGCCGATCCCCTGGATCGCGCTGTCCAGGTCGTTGTACTTGACCTGGTTGATCTTCTCCAGGGCGCCCTCGATATCGTAGGCGGCCTGGGACGCGCCGGCCATGGCCTCCATGGCCTCCGTCCCCAGGTCCTCCCACATGGTGCCGAACAGGGCCACGCCCAGGGCGTCCCGCTCCACCTGGTCGTCAACGGCCATAAGGGTGTTGATCACGTCAAAAAATGCTTTGTTGGCCCCCTCGCCTCCGGCGGCAAAGGTGGCCATGATGTTCTCCGCGTTGTACCCCAGGGACGTGAACGCCTCCACCGTGCTGTCGCTCCCGTCAATGGCCCGGATCGAAAACTCCTTGATGGCGTCGCCCACCTTGTCCAGGTTCCAGGCGGTTCCGTCCGCCCCCGCCTGGAGAATGTTAAACATTCCATCCGCGTCAAAGCCCAGTTTTGCAAACTGGGAGGAATACTCGTTGATGGTGTCGATTAGTTCCCCGGAGTAGTCCAGGCCGTTTTGTGCGCCGGCCGCGATCAGGCTGAAAGCCTCCTCTGCGGAGGAACCGAAGTTCTTTCGGATGGCCTCCGCCGCCCTGGTGCTTTCCGCCACGTCGTACTCGAAAGCGTCCCGCAGGGCCAGGGCGCCCTCGGTGGCCGCCGTCAATCCGTTCTGGTCCAGGTTGGCCATGTTCCGGTTGACCATGGCCACCGCGTCGCCCACGTCGGCCACGCTGTCCCCGTAGTTGGCCGCGTACACGTCCTCCATAACGTCCCGCAGGCCCTCCAGTTCCTTCCCGGCCGCGCCGGTGGAGGCGGCCACCTGGTTGGTGGCCGTCTGCCATTCTCCACCCAGGTCGGCCAGGTACTTGGTGGCGGCGATGGCCCCGGTCCCCATCGCCGCCAGTCCCGCCGTCATGGTGGTGGATACTTTGTTGGCCGCCTTTTGGATGGTCGCCAGTTGCTTGTTGGCCGCCTTGGTACTGGTCCCCAGGGATTTATCTACCTTTCCGGCGATTTTTATGGCCAGTTCCATGACCTTGCTTTTTGCCAATTTCAAGCACCACCTTTGCCATGTCGTTCAGGTCGTCCAGCGGCAGGCCCAGGAAGTAGTCCACGCCGCTATGCAGTCGGAGAGATAGGGCAACACACCCTTTTTTGATTTCCGGCGGGTTTATTCCTCTCCATCCCCGCCGTACAGAAAACCCGTGACCAGGTTTTTCAACTTCATGGCCTCCACCGGGGGCATGCCCTTGAAGAACTCCACGGGCTTGTGGCTGGCCCTGGCCGCCATATACATGGCATAAGGCAGGGTCATTTCCGGGATCGGCGTCACGCCCAGTTCCCGGTTGGCCAGTTTGGCCACGGCGCACAGGTCCCCGGCCGTCATGTCCTCCATGCCGGACAGGTCCACCTCGGTGTATTCCTGTCCCTCGAACTTGTAGGGCTTTCGGAATTTCAGGACCAGGCTTTCCTCCTCGGTTTCCTGCTCCGCCGCGCCCAGGGCGGCCGTGTTCTCGGTGCTGTTGCTCATTAGGTCATTTCCCTCACTTTCTGCAGCAGGTCAACGCCGTTCACCTTGAAGGTCGGGTTGATCTTGTCCAGTTCTACCAGGGTGGTGCCGTCTACCTCGATCAGGATATAGGACACATTCAGGGTCACGCTGCTTTCCATGGGGTTGGCGTTCTGTACGCTACCCATGGCCAGGGTGGCGCTTTTGCCGCGCACCACCACGCGCATGGACCGAAATTCCGTGTCACCCTCCACGGTCAGCGCCTGCTGGGCCGCCCGGAGGGTCAGTCGCACCGCCTTGGTCATGTCCAGCATATCGGTGGCCTCGCGGTCCAGGACGCGGAAGGGGATCTCCATTTCCATGTTGGAGAAATGGCCCACGGTGGGGTCGTCCAGTTCGCCCAGGATCCCGGCGCCGGAAATGGTTTCCGCCATGGCCTCGAAGTCCGGCAGGGTGACTTCATCGCCCACGCCGATCAGGCGCTCCGCGTCGTTGTAGACGTTGTAACTATTGATTTTGCTGGGAATATTGGGAACGCTCATGGTTTATTCACCTCCACCAGTCAGGGCGGCCTCCAGGGCCTCCGTGTCGTATTCTCTGATATTCTCGATGTACTCCGCCGGGATATAGGGCGCCAGGTAGGTGTGGACAGTCAGGTGGCCGTCCAGCAGGTTGGTGATCGGGTTTTCGTCGCTCTTGAACTCGGTCCGGTATCCGGCGCAGTAGTCCCGGGCCACGTACCCGTTACCGATGATGTTCTGGCTGTCCACGATGGATTGGATCAGTCTGGTGTTGCCCGGCTTGTCCACCTTCTGGAAGTAGGTCAAAATAAAGTTGTTGCCGTCCCAGTCGAAGAACCGCCGCACCGCCAGCCACCGATCCTTGGGGTCAGTGGTGGAGGGATAGGCCGCCGTGTTGTTGCCCCAGGCTTTGTACCCGTTTGCGTTGATGGCGGTGATCACGCCGTTGGCGTTCAGCAGGTCGTTGGCCTGCTGCTGGTCCAGCAGGACCTCCGTTCCGTCTTTCAGCACGGTTTTGGTGATCTTCAAATCCTTGTTGGACGGGCTTTCATAGGGCACGTCGCTGTTGCCGGCGTCCGTGTAGGCCGTCAGGGCGGCAAACATGGCGGACAGGTAATAAACCTTGTCGCCCACCGCGCCCATGGGCCACAGGGCCGCCGCGTGGGGAGAGGTGGCGCCCAGGGCCTCCTTGGCGGTTTTCACGTCGGTGTAAACCTCTGCACCGTCCTCCTCCGGGTCCGTGGAAATGTCCAGGTAGGTCACGCAGTCGAAGTTCCCGTTGATCCCCTCGGTCTTGGCCTGGAGGGCCGCCGCCACGGTGGGGTTGTGGCTCCATCCGGGGGCCAGCAGGATCCCGGGCGTCATGCCGAAACGGGGATAGATCTGGCGCACCAGTTCCAGGCCGGTTTCCTTCCCGGTCAGGGCGTCCACGCCGCCCACAATGTCCGCCGCCGTCACGCCGTCCGGTTTCAGGCTGGTGCTGGCCACTTTCAGGGTTTCCGCCTCCTTGGCGGCCTCGGACAGGATGGTGATCGTCACCGTACCGTCCTCCGCGTGGGTGGCCACGTAGTCGCTGCCGGCCACCAGGGTGGCGTCCGCGTTCTTGACCACGATGGTGTCCAGGAGGACAAACTGCTTTGCGTAGGCCACGGCACCGTCCGCCACGGCGCACTCCTCCTCCGCGTTCTGCGTGGTATGGCTGCTCTTGCTGGGGTCCAGCACATTCACCAGGATAATGGGCGCCACGTTGAACACGCGGAAACAGGCGTCCATGCTCTGGCAAATCGTGAAGTTCTCGAAGTCGTCCGAATAGCCCATGGCCTGCTGGCACTCCGCGAAGGAATAGCACACCACGGGCTTGTTGACGGCCGCCGCCGGATCCGCCGCCAGGTGGATCGGAGCGGTTCCGAAGATGACCTGCAGGCCCGCCGTCCCCTGGATCGGTGTGGTCAGGCTGGTTTCCTGCTCCTGGTTGTAAACGCCGTGATTATAAGGCATAGTTGATCCCTCCCTTTAGGTTCTGCCCTGTACGGCTTTATACAGGGTGTGGATACGGCCGGATTTCTGGCGCAACTGGCGCATGGCCTCCGGCAGGTCCTCCAGGGGGACGATCAGGGCGGCCAGGACCTTGTTTTTCTCGGTCGCCGCTTTCAGCCCCTCCGGGATCCCGTTGTTGTAGGCGGTGAACTGTTTGGCCACGCCCTTGATGGACGGGCCGCAGTACACCACCGTGCCGGCGGCCTCCGCCGCCTTTCTGGTTGTTCTCTTGGTCATGTGAATGGCACCTCCTGGCGCACCGCTGGCGCCTCAAATTTCAGCGACATGGCCCCGAAATAATAGGGGTGGGTGTCCTCTTGCTGTGTAACCCACTTGATCGGGTACTTGACGGACCACGGGCCGCCTCTCGCGCCGCCGCTGTCCGCCTTGATCCGCACCAGCGGATTTTTGGCGTACCTCCCGTAGATCTCCTGGATGATGTGCAGCACGTCCCTGTATCCCTGTCGGTTCGGGTTCCGGTCATAGGTGCATACCACCAGGATCAGGTCGATCTCCTGGGCGCTGTTGGCGTCTGGAATGTTTCCCTCATTGGTCCGCACGATGATATACGGTTCCGGTATCTCCTCGGTCCGGTCCTCGGTTTCGTCCAGCCCCTCAATGATCGGGAGGTCCTGGGAGTAAACCCGGATCGGCCGCCGGTCCCCGGCAGAACTGGGGAGGGTCTGCCCCTCGAACAGGTCCGCCAGGTCCGCCACGATGGCGTCCTGCAAAAATTCCGGTGTCGTGGTGTTCGCCTCCTTGACTTTTCGGCGCTTTTTGTGGTAAATTCATGTTGTGGTAATAGTCTGAAAATCGTGGTAATACACGGCATAAAGGGGTGTAAAAAATGCTTGATTTTCTGCGGAAGTTCCTTCCGAAAACTGATAGGCCCGCTCCTTCCGCCGCCGGCGCCCGTGGTGGGTTCAACTATTCCGGCGGCCCCTTGTTTGGTCCCTGGGATCCGTCAGTACACGCCGCCCCGGGGCAATACGCCCGCTTTGGACGCGCCGCCGCCCGCCCGCTCTCCGTTTTTTCAAAGGGTGGAGAACGTACAAAGGTTTTGGATTGCGACGCAAAGGCCGGGGCTGTGAAGGTTCAGGGCCGGCTGGACCGCGTTTATACGGTTTCGCTGGATCGCTGCACCTGCCCGGATTTCCAGGAGCGCGGCCTGCCGTGCAAGCACATATACGCTTTGGCGGCTTTTCTCGGATACACTCCGGCGGACTATTGGGCCTCCTGGCTGGACGTGGCCTGCGCCGATGGCGTCATACCCCGCCCCGCCTCCGGTTACTCAAACGGGGTTTTTCGCTACGATGTGCGCGGCGTGAACCCTGAAACGGGCCGGAAAAACAAGCGTACAGTTTCCGCCTGCGGGGAGGAGGACGCCGTGGCCGCCGCCCGCGAAATTGGCCTGGCCGATCCGGTGGAGGTCCTCCCGCTCGACATGGCGGCGCAAAATATGCACCCCGTCAGTGAAAGGCAGAAAGCCTTTGCCGCTGAATATCAGGTGACATTTGCCCCGGATTTCGACGAAAAGGACGCCGGCGCTGTGCTTTCCCGCTATGATAGGGAGGACGCCACGGGGATCCCGGTGGGCCTGCTCCAGTTCGTTACCGGAAAGCGCCTCCGGGTTTCTCTCCTGTCCTCCGCCTGGGATCTGTCTTTCCTTTTGTTTGAAAAACTCTCCCCGCGTGATGTTCTGGCCTTGTACGCCGCCTCTGTCCGGCTTTTTGACGCCGGTTCCTCATTGGTGGACGCACCCACGGACCCGGTGGACGCGGTTTGCTACGCCTTTTCGGACGCCTCCGCCGGCGCCGAATGGGCCAGCGAACTGTCGCCCCGCGAATTGCTCCAGCCGGTTAAGGGGTCCCCGGCGTATCGGGCCGCCCGCTCGTTTCTCCGCTCTCATGCGGGGTGATCAGGCGCTTTGCCGGATCGCCTTATTGATCCGTTTTTCGATCTCCTGGTCCAGGACCGTGTAAAGCATGGTCCTGGTTTTTTCTTGGATTTCCTCGTTTCCCAGCATACTTGGTACAGACGGCCCCAGCAGTTTCTTGATCCTGGTCATGTCCGGCCATTGGCCCCCGCTTGGGTATCCGTATTTTTTGATACGGTCCGCCGCGCCGCCCACGGTGTAGGTTTGCCGGATCTGCCGTTGCAAAACGGCGGTATGGCCGCTCTGGAACCTTCCGATAAAGGCTTTTGCGCCGCCGCGTTCCAGCGGTTTCATGCCGCCGGATTTCAGCACCTTGGCCTTTGCGCCGTCGCTCCCCGGCCTCACAAGGAAGTCGATCAGATCGTTTACCGGGCCTTTGGACCGGATCACGGCCTCAATATTTCCCGGCTTTGCCGTCTGTACCTTTGGAGCGCCCTTGCTCCGGTCTTTCAGTATGCTTTCGTCGATGGTGTAGGTTTCGGCCGCGTCCTTGGTGATCTGCTTTCGGACCTTGCGGGCCGCCGCATTGATGGACAGGCGGAGAATGTCCGGGGCCTGGAACGCCAGGCGCTCCAGTCGCTGGCCGATCCTCACGATTTCGGCCTGGGTGTCAACCTCGATATGGATCATGTGCGGATCGCCTCGATTTCAATGGTCAGGACGCCGGCCGCCTCGTCTGCCTGTACCACGCGATACTCCCGGCCGTCCAGGTTCAGGATCTTGCCCGACATGGGCCGCCCACCGTAGTCGGTCTTATCCACATACAGCAGGCGCCGCGTCCGGTATGTCCCATCCGTGTGGACGCCTCCCCGGGCTGCGTCCCGCTCCAGCAGGGCGTCGTCGTCCACCACCGCGTCCATTTTCCGGCCGTCGATGGTATGTGTGTCTGCAAATTCCTGGGTATTCAGGAATACTCCGTGAATATCCGCCGCCACGCAGTCCTTGAAGGAGGGGGCGCCCATTACAGGGCACCCCCGTTTTCATCCTCTGCGGGGGCGTAGACTTCCGCCGCCGTGATCGCGGCGATCAGGTCCGCCTTGGTCTTGGCCTTGGAAATATCCAGGCCCATATCGTTGGCCATGCGCTCCAGGTCAGCCTTTTTCAGGCCCTCCAGGTCTTTGGGATCCAGGTGCCCGGCGATCATGCCTCCGGTTTCGCCCTCTCCGGCCTGTTCCCGGGCCTCCTGGCCGCCGTCTGCCGCTCCCTGGCCCTCGGTATCCCCGGATACCTCCGGGGTGTTCTCCGGCCCCCTGGGCGGCTCCTGGGCCTCCTCCCGGCCTCCCATGGCGGTGTCCTGTTCCGCTCCGCACAGTTCCGCGCTGTCATTTTCCAGCCACGCGGCCACCATTCTGGTGTCGTCGCCGGGCAGGTTCTCCCCGTCCCGATACATACGGCCCCGGTACAGGATCGGCCGCTTTGCAATCAATCCTTTCATGGCCTGGCCCTCCTTTAGCCCAGCAGTTTCACCAGCACCGTGGCGTCACTGGACCCGGCCGCCGCCACGGCCCAGCCTGCCGGGGTGTTCGCCGGGCTGCTGCCCGCTGCGGTGGTGATGTTTTCCGCCGCCTTGTCCCAGTAAAGGGCCTGGCCCACCGTGACGGCGCCGGTGGCCTTGGGGATCTCGAACACGCCCACGACGTGGACCGCGCCGGTTTCGCCGGCCGGAATGTCGTTCCCAGCCACGCCGATCCGGGTGGCCAGGTCCACCACGTCACCGTTTGCCAGGTCGTCGGTGGGGGTGTAGTCGATGGTTTCGCCTCTCTGCCAGTATTTCGCGCTCATATCTGTTTTACCTCCTTACTGCCTTACAGCGTGATGGTGGTTCCGGGGTTCTTGGCAATACCACGGAAGTCCACGGCGGTGATACCCCAGTCCAGCCAAATGTCCCACACATAGCCCAGTTGGCCGGCCACCTCCATGCGGCGAATGGTCGGGGTTTCCTGGCCGTTCAGGTAGTCCACCTGGATGGAACGGGCATAGGTGGGATCGCCCGCGACGAACCAGGGCACCGCGTTGGAACCGGCCAGGGCGTTCAGGGTGCCCTCCTCGATCACCTGCAGGCGGTTCCGGTACTGATACAGGGCGTTTGCGGTGTGGCTGCCGATCCCGTCCACGTCGATCTGCGCGGTTTCCAGGATCTGCGACATAAGGAACCCGTAACCCACGGGCACGATGATGTACCGGGGCTGCACCATAATGCTGTCCCCGAAGGGGTCCTTCTGGTTCAGCAGTTTGATCATAATGGCCTGCAGGGTTTCGATGGACGGGGCCGCGCCGGTGGTGATCAGGTTGTTGTGGTTGGCGTGGAACAGGGCCACACCGTCGAAGATCGTGGGGTTGTTGAACAGGATGGAATACACCTGCTTGTTGATCGTGCGCTTGGCGGAGGCCGCGTACATACCGGGCACCTGGGTGATAAAGCCCACGTCGTCGTTGATAAACGCCTCCCGGGTCATGGAGAACTGGCGGCCGTAGGTTGCCACCTGGCGCTGGGGGAGAAGTTCGGTCTGCGGGGTGTCGTGTTTCAGTTCGCCGCCCTCACCCACGCGCAGGAACTCGCCGGCACCGCCGGCCAGGTACTCGTGATCCTTGGTGGGCTTGAAGTCGGTCACGCTGCCCTTGGTGGTCCACACCTGGAAGGTGGTGGGGACGGCCTGGTATCTCTGCACAATGGCCTTGCGGATCGTGTTGTCCAGGATCGCGGGGAAGGCCGCCGTGGGGTTGAAGAACTGGCGGCAGGCCATGTTCCACAGGTCGTCCTTGGACATACGGAGAAGGGAGGCCGTGGTCCCCAGGCCCTCCCGGGCCATGCACTCAATGGCCAGATCGCGCAGGGACAGGCCGCGCATTTGCTCCGCGTTCTCGCTGGGGCGCTCCACCTCCATGCCGCTACGCATAAGCAGGCCGTCCACGGCCGCCTGGCGGAAGTTGTCCTGCTCCCGGCTGTTGTCGGACATTCTGGCGCCCACGGGGCCGTTGTGCTGGATCAGGAAGTCCACGGCCGCCGCCCGCACGGTGTCCATGGTGGCGCCGCTGCGGATATACTCCTCCGCGTCCATGCCGGTCTGGCGGCACAGGGCCATAATGTCGGCGGTGCGCTGGCGCTCCGCCTGGATCGCTCTCTGCGTGTCT